GCTTGCCCATGAGGTTTGGTCGAAATTCGGATCATACTCGGATGCTTTGGCGACCATCGATTGCCAGTAAGGTTTGCCCATAGCCATAGCAGATGGCGGCGACATCTTGCCATCGACCATCATCTTGATTGTGGATACTGCCGGGCCGGGAAGGCCATTCAAGGCGGCGTCATTCCTATTCGGAGACGACGGCAGTATAAGCCCCTCAGTTCCCGCTACCGGCGCGGGTGTCTCAGCTTTAGGCACTAGCACCGTTGCATCATCGGGGATTGCCCCGGTTACAGGGGTGACACCCGTTACCGGCGGTATCGGCGCCGGTTTCGTGCCACCGGCCACCCCAGCCGCCTCGCCTCCCGTCAGGTCTGCCATCCACGGCGGTAATCCCGCCTTCGCCATCAAAGCGGCAGAATATGCCGCCCGTTGCTGCGGGGTAGCATTAGCGAACCATTCCGCTTCTTTTATCTCAGCCGGCTTCGCGTTAGACGATATGTTAGCAACGTCGGTGGCGGACTTCGCGTGTATGGCAGCGGCCCCCAATGTGGCGCCCGCTCCGATATTCGCTATTCCGAGTTGTGCCGCTATCGTCTTATCCGTCTGCCCGGCCGTGAACGCGTTTTGTTTGTCCGCCGCCGTTGCCGCGATCTGCCCGGCCTCTTGCCTACCTAAAGATTCCCGCGTTGTCGCCAACTGATCGGCAAGGATCGTGGTCTGCCGGGCAAGGTCTGCCTTTTGGGCTTCTAGCCCAGCAGTGCCGGCGAACGTCGCAACGCCTTGGCCGAGGGCTGATAACCCATTCATCAAAGATGCCATTGAGAAAACCTCTTACGCGGGCGGTAATGGCGTCGGAGTGGCAGACAGCGGGTGCCTAAGCAAACCCGCCTTGAGATTGATTTTCTCCATCGCGGCTGGGTCCTGCATGATCGTATGGATTTTGTTCGCCGCGTTCGCCAAGCCCTGCCGTGTGATCCCAAAGCGGGCGAAAACAGTATCGGTAAAAACGTGGGTCGCCTTCACCAATTCCGGCGCACCCACCTTAATCATGCCAGCCCGTTCAGCAAAGGCCAGCGCGTGCAGCATCAGCGTCATCCCGGCGGGGACCATCGCTTTAAGCGGCATAACCCCGTGGGCTTCCTTTCGGAGAATAAGCACGAGAGAAACTGCTCCTTTTGCCGCGTCGGACAGCGGGTCCGAGCTTTTTATGAGGGAGGCAAGGATACTGTCCGGCCCCTTCGCAAGCCCTGCGTGCATCCCCGCCACCACGATCTTCATATAATTGGCGCGGGTATCCGGCATGAGGCCATCTTCTATTTTATCCTCGGCTGCTTGAAGAATTGGATTGGTGAAATCGGACATCCTATGGCGCCCCCGTTACGTTGATTTTCGGCGGTTGGTTGATAAGTCCTTGAGGAACTAAAGGCGCGGGCGTGCCAGTTACAGGCGTGGACGATGCAACTGCCTTCGGCATGGCCAAATTGGCCGTCTGTTGAACCGTAAGGGCAGCAGCTGCGTTGTTCGCTGCCGCCTGTGCATTGGCCGCATTAGCCTGGGCTGGCGTGAGGGTGCTTGTCATGCCGGAAATGAACGAGCCGCCGGCTTGAATGACGCCCATTGCAACTGCCGGGTTCTTCTTGGCGAAGTCCAGAATGCTGCCGAAGATACTAGTGTCTTTCGCCTCGTCTTTTGTGACGTCCGTGAAGTTGCCGCTATCGATAAATCCGGTCGCAGAAGCGCCGGGAGGCGGCGTAGCCGCTGCTGGCCCCGCGCCAGTCGAAGCAGGTGCGTTGTTAATTAATCCGGTGTCAAGTGTCCCTGCAGCCGTATTGCCCGCCCCGACACTATTTGCAGCCGCCGGATTGGTAGCATCTGATTTTGAGACTAAATTCCACTGAGCGTTCGCTCCAGCACTAAACGGGTCCGCAGCGGCTTCCGGTGTCGGATTAGTGATCGAACCAACAATGCCGGCCGACGCTTGATCCGCAACCGTTGTTCCAGATGCAATGGCGTCAACGGCTGACTTGCCGGAAGAAGCCGCATCGGCGACCGACATTCCAGCGCCTTGGGTAATGCTCCCAGGTGCGCCGCTGGCCAAAGAATTGGCTCCGGTCACCGTGTCTCCGACTGCCCCTGCCGCATTATCAGCCGCCGAAGCTGTAATACTCCCTGCATTGGAGGCCGTAGATACCCCAAATAACGGGGCATCCCCGGCGATGACGCCAGCCGAGGACGCTAAGGCTCCGATCCCGCCGATTGCCCCGATAACCCCGCCAACCATCGCAAGGTTTTTGTCTCCGGTAACGACGCCAATCGCGCCAAGGGTAGCGCCAACAGCAGTGACAACCTCAAGAGCCGTGCCGACACTCATGGCCGCAATCCCGACAGCAGCAACATCGACAGCCGCGAAGGCACTGGCAGCGATGGCTGCGCCAACAGCGATTATGGGCATTGGGTATCCAATCTATAATGGACAAAGTGATCATCTTGTCCGGTGATTTTGAAACCTATTCTTTGGTTAAGACGGTGCTGCCGATCATACCCGTCTATAGGCGTTTTGGTGGTCAAAAACCCATATTTATTGATTACAGCAGCAAACTCCGACCGTATTATAGCCAATGTAACCGGAGCGCCGGTATTAAGGCTGGCGAAATGGAACTCGGGGCCTTTGGTGAAAGTCACCATTGCGGGGACGCCATTAATTTCCATAAGCCTAGTTTCCCAATCTTCCAGACCAGCCATAAACTGACCGCGCGTGATATACACGCTTGGTTCCATTTCCAGCCACAGGATTTCTATGGCTTCCTCTTTAGTCATTATTAAAATACACTAGCCTAATCGGTAGCGAAATCGGTGGCGGGCGTTGATGCAAAGATCGGGTTAGAAACCGCAGATGTCGGGTTAGAAACCGCAGAGGCGGTAGGATCAGTGAATACCAGATTAGTTGTTACCGCTTGATTGGCTGCTATCCCGTTTAATGCGGCCAATCCATCCTTTAGTTGTGAAATCCCGTTATTGAGCGCAATGGTCTGTTGTGCGGTGCTTAGGTTTGGATTGGTCATGATAGAGGAAAGGTTCGTTAGCACCTGATTATACAACTGTGCCGCGCTAGCCGAGGTTTGCAGGATCGTCTTGCCTTGGTTCGTGATATTCTGGATTTCGGTGTTAATCGCACCGTTCGCCTTGATGTTTTCCAGCGCGGCGGCATTTTGCAGATTTTGCACCGTCACTGCGTTTGCGTTGTTCATGCTCGCAATGACCTGAGCCGATGCGGCCTGCTGCTTTTCAACACTTAGGCTGGTGTTGGCTTGGATATTCGCAATCGTCTGAGCGTTCAGGTTGTTTACCGATGCCAATGCAGCGGTTGCCTGTGCCGAACGGTCTTGAATAGAAAGCTGCGTATTCGCTTGCAGGTTTCCGAGGTATGTTTGCAACCCGGTCTGGGCCGACTGGATAGCAAGCGACGTTGCATCCTGCTTATCCTGATTGGACATGCTGGTATTAGCCTGGATACCCGCGATAATCTGCGATGTTGCCGAGGCTTTGTCCTGAACCGACAGCGACGTGTCGGACTGTATTTTCGCGATGGCTTGCTGCGAACTTGTCTGGACGGTCGCGGTATCTTTGGCAGCGGCGATCTGTTGCGCCGTCTGTTGGGCGGTGTTCCCAGCCGCCGCGTTGAATTGCGAGTTTTGCGTCTGAATTTGAGCGTTTTGCAGGCCGGCGGTGTTGGTCGCCGCTGCCTGTGCCGTGAGGGCCGCGTTCTGTGCCGTCGTGGTATTTGTAGCGGCTTGGTTATAGGTATTGGCGTCTGCCGTAGCGATGGGTGCCGCTGCCGAATAAAGTGCCGACTGATCTGCCGTTATCCCCATGCTGGAATTGATAAGACCGCGCTGGTTCATCAAGTTGCGTGCGTTCGCCTCGGCCTGCTGCATGAGCGGGGAACCGGAAGCGATAATGTTCTGGATTTGCCCGGATACCGTCTGATCAGGCGCGACGGTAAAGGCGTTAGGCGTAGCGCCCACCGCTTGCGCCGTGGATGCCGTGCCCGTGTTTGGGGTGTAGGGATTGACCGTCGCGCTTCCGACCGTCTGTGCAGCGTCTGGGGCGCTGTTTATCAGCCCGGTCATTGGAGGTGGGGTTGTGGGTCCAGCCGGCGGCGGTGCCGTGACAGGGGGAACGGTCGGAGCGTTCAAGCCGGGAGTGATAGATCCGGACATTAGGCAAACCTTCCCCTGGTGTCGATCCAGCCGTTCGTGTTTAAATTCAAACTCGCGGTAGTGGAGTTAACCCGCCAGCGAATCTGAGCCGACGCATTGGTGATAATTCTTAGGTCGGAAAAAGACGCTGCGGCGTAAATTGAAGCGGCCCCCCCGAGAAGCGCAGTCTGGTTTGTAACAGTCGCGGCCAAGTTCGTTTGCGACAATGAGGAGACGTAGAGGATAGAGTTACTGTTTGTTGCATCCGCGATGTCTCCCGATAGGATGGCTTCGACAGCGACCCCCGTAGGCACGGCGACGAGCGTTTGGGTGATGGCTGTTATAACGCCCGCTGTTGCTCCATACTCTAGAACCGGCGCGGCCAGATCGAACCGGTCTCCATTCTGGGAAAACGCAACGATGCGCGCCGAACTATCGGTCTTGAATGACCCGATGCGCCTGAAATAGGTCGTTGACGCCGGCTTATTCGCCGCCGTGATTGACGTATCAAAATACGCATCTGCCGCGCCCGTGTTGATGATGGCGAACACATGATACCATGTCGAATTAGCAATCGTCAGTCCGGCGCCCATACCATTGCCACCAGAACCCGCCGCCCATGAGCCAGCCGTAGATTTGGTAAAGGCGCCTAACGTGATCTTAACCGCGTTGGTGCTGTCAGCGCATGACCCGGCGGCGATATCCAAAACCGTGTTGGGCGTCCCACCATCGTTGGAAAGGGTCAATCCGAACAAATATCCCGGCGTTGGGATAGCCATTGCAAAGGCCGTGCTGGCAGCTTGCGTCGTGTTAGTTCCTGCCGCAGCAGTCGGAACGGTTGGCGTCCCCGTTAATGCCGGGCTGGCCTTTGGGGCAAGCAACGCCTCGGCAGTGGTCGCCCGGTTGGTTTCCACTAACACAGCGGCGGTGACGAAGGCCGTGCTGCCAATCTGAGTTGTGTTTGTGCCAGGAGCGGCTGTAGGGGCAAGCGGCGTGCCTGATAGGGTTGGGCTTGCCAAGGGCGCCAGCAAAGCCTCGGCTGTCGTGGCGCGGCTAGTTTCGACCGTTACCGCAGCGGTGACAAAGGCCGTGGATGCGATCACAGTGGTATTCGTGCCCGGCGCGGCAGTCGGAGCCGTTGCCGTGCTGCTGGCGCTTAATGTCGTGAATGCACCCGCCGCTGGCGCGGAGCCGCCGATAGCCGGGGGGGAAGCAAGATAGGTCGAGAACCCGGACCCGCTTACCGTCGATGAAGCGGAAAGCGTCGTAAATGCACCGGTTGAGGCAGAGGTATTCCCAATTGGGCCTGGGGTCGCAAGCCGGTCGATAAACCCTTGCCCCGATACCGTGCTGGAAGCCGCCAGGGTCGTGGCAGACACGGTGCCGCCGGATTGATTGGTCGCCGTGGTTGCGTTCCCTGCCGTCAATCCCGCCGCCGTGCCGGTGACGTTGGTCATAACGCCAGACACAGGCGTCCCCAACGCAGGAGCCACAAGCGTCTTGTTGGTTAGGGTTTCCGTCCCTGCCAGCGTCGCCATTGTCCCGGAAACACCCGGCAACGTAATCGTGATCGATGCCGACTGGGCGAATACCGTGTTGAAAGCGCCCGTAGTCGAGAAATTCCCCGCGAGGGCAAGTTGGCCGGTTGTGAGGGTTAACCCCGACCCACCACCATTAACGACAACCGCCAACCCGCCAATACCAGAAAATGCTGGCAACAGGTCAAAAGCGGCGCTGATCGACGCAAATTCCGCACGCATAAGGGACGAAAGCCCCGTCGATCCAGTCCCAGGATTGCCCGACGCGGCGTAGTATGGATTGGTCAAACCCTTAGCCCCCTACGCATGGAATAATGGTGGATTATCGAAGCGATCGTATATGATGCGATGTAATTCGTGCCGGACGTGATCGTGACCCGGATGTTCTCCGCCGTCCCGGTTTCGTCAATATCACTCGGGGAAACCACATTCCCGTCCCATGTGAACGAATCCCATACAAAAGAATCCCAGTAAGGCAAGGAACTGAAATTCAAACCCACGGGAACCGCCGGGATTTGTTCAATTTGCGACACATTATATCCAAGCTGATAGCCATATTGAAAAGTCGCATACGATCCGCCTTGGACCTCTATTGAAGCGGCCCGGAACCGTTTGAGGATGCGGGGGGAGCGGATTGGGTCCCATGATGTCACAATATAAGCCGATATGGCCGCGCCGTCGAAACTGGTCCCAATATCAAGCTGGAAAACATACCCGTTTGTAGACGATCCCGCGTAAGACGCTTCATTGCCGGTTGTTAGGGTTGTCGTGTCAACGCATGACATTGCCGCAGGGAACAGGATCGGCATGGCACCCATATATTGCTGGTTTAGGACTGTGCAAAAGAGCGCATATCCGTCGCTGAAAAATAGGCGGTATTGGCTCTTAGCCCTATGGACCGAGGATGCTAACAGGTTGCCGCGTTCCCGCGCGATGAATGGAAGGATATTTTTCGTTAAGGTGGAGGGAAGGAAATTACCCCAATTGAGCGTTGTTTTGAGAGTGACAACACCAAGGTCATCGAGAAAGAACGTATCGAACAGGTTTTGCACGCTCTTGGCGACCGCGCCTATTCCTGTGTTGAATGCCACATAATTAAAGGTGGTCGGATCAGACCCATACAGAAATGCTGAATTTGTCAGCATGAAAACGCCAAGCGTCGCGTTGGTCTGACTGCCGGGAAGCGTGATTAACCCGGTGACAGTATCGCCCGTCGCAAATTCCCATGCACCGTCAACCGCGCTCCATTTGAATGGCAGCCCAGCCGCGCAACCAAAGATAGAAGCGGCCTGCGATATGACGAGGTAATTCTTGTGGAACCGAATATGGGAAGGCGCGTCAGGCGAAAGGCCCGTCTTGATCGGTGCCAATGTGTCACCGTCGAACTCGAAACACTGATTGATCCCGTCGCAGCCATAAATCCGGCGTGTTATAAGCTGACCGGAGAAATTCGCCTTTTGAAATTCGAACTTGCCGCCCGGCAGGAGAGTGATCGCCGTTTGAATGCCTGACAGCGTGATTGTCGCGCCACTGGTCGTCGTGGCCGCTCCCGCAGCGAAATTGCCGCCGGCAGGATTGGTTACAACGAATTGACCGACTGCCGTTCCTGACCAAGCGCCCGACTGCCACATAACCCGCTTGATCGTGGCAGTTACCCCGCCTTGCGTCAGCACGTCACCATCCAGCGGGACAGCCGTTCCGCCAGCGGTGAAACTCACGATGTTATAGAATGGAACTAACGTCCATCCTGATCCGCTCGCCTTGTAGAGCGCAACGGCAGTCCCTCCGACCTTCGCGCGGAATGCGTAAACATGATCGGTGCCAGAGAACGCCATCGCGACAACGCCAAGGATACCACCACTGCCCGGAACTTGCTGAATGAGCGCGCGGTAAACATCAGCAGCGGCGGCTGTATAGATCGCTTGCGTCGCGGCATCCAGCGTGGTCCTCAGAGAATTGACCGTGCCGATAGAAATAGGGCCGGGCGTGGTCAATGCGTGCGTTGCGTCAAACACCCCCGTCGTTTTCGTCACAATGAGGTAGGACGGGTTGGACGGCCGGATGGCTATGATAACCCCAGTCGCGCCGCTGGTATCCTGTGTGACCGTCTGGCCAATAGTCGGGAGGGTGACGAAGGATGCCAACACCAGGACGGTATAGGTCGCTCCCGAGGGGGAAGCGCGACCGTCCATCCGCTCATACCCATCAATCCGAGAATACCCGCCGAACGGGGCAATCTCGAAATTAAGCGCATCCGTTAAGGCACCCGGCTGCAACCGCAGCGACGGCGTGACAAGATCGAGACCACCCGGATATGGCTGGCCTTGCTGCGTGACCCCGCCGCCTAGCTGCGTCTGGGTGTATTTTATCGGCGCCCATTGGGATGCGGCGGCGTTCAAGCGAGCGCACCCCCAAACGATATCGCCGGGGCACGAACTGCCTGCAACTGAGCATACATGCCGTTGTATTCCCGTTGTCCCCGCGCGAGAACTTCCGGCGCGCTTTCGTAACCCGCATACTTAATCATCGTAGCGTAAACGATCAGCATATGAAAGCGCGTCGGCAAACCCGTGGGAATATCCGCATCGAGAACCATATTAGTCGGGGCAACGAAATAGTCCGCCGTTACCGTATAAAGCCCGTTCGGCGGGGGGCCGAGGCAAACCGACTGATCCGGTCCTATAGCTACCGCAACCGGCCTTGTCTGCACCGTCCGCATCGAACCAAGCATGTAGCTGTTGCGCCATGTATCATACGGGATTTCGTCCAGATACATTTCATTCGTGTATCCCACCGAGGTGGTGTAGTTGCGGAACGTCACGCGGTCCCATTTCCCGAAATTATCGGCAATAACGCCAACAGTTCCCGCGCCCGTGCCGAGAGGATAAGACGCTTGCCCGGCGACGGTCGCGAAGGATACCCCGCCGCCCAACAGGTTGCTGGACCGCATGAAATCCCAATCATCGTGGTCCATAAGAATATCGGAAAACGCATCGGATACCCAGTTGACAATACGCCCTGTGCTCCCGGTAGCCCCAACAACGGTCGGCAATGCCGTCAAAATCGCTTGGTTAGACGCCACGCCACATTCAACACAAGCGCGTTGGCATAATTGCAAATAGTTCATGCGATTATCCCTCGCGGCTTTATGTCTATTGTGATATTAGTGTATGCGTCATATCGCAAAACAGGCCGCGACGCGAAAGGGGTAGAAATCCCCATAAGGTCAGAAATTCCGGCGCCGCAGTTCCGCGACCCAAGCCGGCCCGCGCGGGTTACGATCCTCGATAATCGAAAACGAGTGTTGCGGAGACGTGAACCGGGTCATCAGGTTATTCGGCAATTCGCCGTTGAATTCCTGGACCTTCGTTTGCACCGTGTCCGTCTTGGCGCGGATGATGACTTCAAGAACCTTACGCTTGACCGTTAGCACTACACCGACCGGCAGATACCCGATTTCATCCCAGCGACCATTCTGGAATACCTCGGCTGCCTTACCATTCACCCAGAACGGATGCGCGCCCGAAGCGTTCTTTTCCGCACTCGGCTCAAGCCGGATTTTGACGGGTTCCTCCATGAATGCCAGTTCCGCCGCATAGTCCTTATCCCCCAGGTTATCGACCATGACGATATCCCCATCATAGGAATTCGGGTCAATGGGTATCGGCGGACGCTGTTCGGTTTTGAACTGATCGCTATGGAGTTCTTGGCGGGCCATGAAATGCTCCGGTATGAGGAAGGGAACGGACGCCGCACGCAAGGCGCGGCGCCGTTGTCGGCTATGCCGGCTCAGCTTGACTGAGGACGGTTCGGCAACTGAGCCACGTTCTGGAAGGTGCTGGCGGATACGCCAGAAGCCGTCCACGAGCTTGTCCCAGGCGTCCATGCGGAGGCGCTTGGGGCCGTGCGGACCACAGTATAGGCCAGCGGGCAAAAATCGTCCGGCAGGGTCGGGAACTGCGGATCACGAAGGAACGTGCCCACCGTGGTCGTCACGCCGGTATTCGTCGCGATGATCGGCCCTTGCGACATTTTGATTGCCCCGGCCAAGTTCTGCCCCAAAACCAAAGTGCAACACTGGTTCGGCGCCAACGCAACAAAAGCTGCGGCGGTGGTCGCGTCCGTGGTCGGTGTCGCGGTGTTGGTCTGTGCCCCCAATGTGGTGGCATACTTACCGTTGATGACGCATTCCGTCGTGACGGTCGTGGTGTAGGTGCTGGTGGTGCCAGCAACGGCGGCGGCGGACACGAGATTGATCGTGATGCCAGAGTTGAAGTTGATGTTGTCTGCCATTTGAGGGTTTCCTTATACAAGCACCGTGGGATCGAACGGACCCAACGGGCTGACGTAGACGGTGGTTGCGGTGTCAAGGGCGGTTGTGCCTCCCGTAAAGGTGCTGGCGTAGGTAATGATTAAGAACCCTACCAAAGCCTTGCCTTGAGGAAACTGCGGGAAAACGACCGCGCCGAGTGTGGCACCCTGCGTCCCCGCTGCAACCGTAACGACCGATGCGCTATCCACGAAAAAACACACGACGTTGTAATTCGCCGCCGTGATGTTGATACCCGTTAGCGCGGGCATATCCGTGGATGCGGCAATCGTGACCAAAACGCCTTGAGCGGTGGCGTAGAAGGCAGCCGCGCCGGTCTTCGCAAGCGTTCCGCCACCGGCCTTAATCACAAGGCCGGCAGTTGTCAGCGGTTGCGAAGAATAGCGGTCCACCAAGTTAAGCATGGGAATACGCACCGCTCGGCGGAACGCATTCTCCTTGATGTTCGAGAGGTATCGGGTCATCGTGTCAAGCATTGGACTTCTCCTAACCTTTCACGATTAGACCAGAACCTTGGAACCGACGTAGCCAACGGCCATCCATCCCTGGTTTTCGATCATAACGGCTTTCCACCAAGCCGTGCCGGCGTATCCGCGCTGACCCAGCGGGTCAGACTTGGATTTTTCGCCGGGCGGGAGGAACGTCGGGGAAAGGCTGTCCTTACCGCGCAGGGCAATCTGGCCCCAAGCATCCTGCGCCGTCACAATGAACGGATACACGTCGATGCTGGTTCCGGTTGTGGAATACAACCCGGTCGCACCGATGGCCGCGCCGCCGTCCTGAATGGACGGAAGATCGGGGGACGTGATGAACCGGAACCGCTCGCATTTCCCGATTTCGTTGGCCTGCGGAACGCCCGTCGCATAGGCTTCAGAAGGAATGAAATTCGGCAGGTCGCGAATATCCGGTTCCAGGTCGGTGTGGCAATAGACCGTATAACCTTCGGCAACGGGGTCGGTGCCGAAATTCGGGCCGGCCTTCAGCATCTTGTTCACCGGCTTGCCGTGGTTGGCTTGCAGGTTCTTCGCGATCTTGCGAACAATGCCGAGGGTCAATCCGCCATTGACGGTTGCAACCGATGTGCCGGTGCCCCCGTAATAGGCGTTGGTGCAGCCACGCAGCGCGCCCCAGATGATCATTTCATTGACGAAGGTGACGCGCTCGCCAATCTGCTAGATCATCGCCTTGGGGATATCATCCTCATACAGGTCGTATGTCTTGTCCGTGAACCCGTAGAGGCAGCCGAACTGCTGGACCACAACCGTGATATCCAGCGGCACGATGCTGTCAGGGGCAGGGGTCACGCCTTCCTGGATTTGGTGGTTTTGGGCGATGGTGTTGCCACGGTCCCCAGTGCCGTTCTGGAATAACGCATTCTGGGTTGTCCCGTTGGTCGCGGTCGCGCCATACGGCAGCCACTTCCGGGCGACGTAGGTATCCGACTGATTGCGAGGCATCGGGATTTGCCGGCCAGTCTTGCCGAGGACTTCCAGGGGCACTGCGTGCGCCAGGATTTCGCCCTTGTATTTGTTAATCCGGCCGGGAGTGAGGGAGAAGTTTTGAACAGCCATGATAGGCTCCTATGAGGTTAGCGCGAGTTGAAACCCGCGAGGAATTCGTCGTCGTCAGTTTTGCCCGGCGCCTGGGGACCACCATCGCCTTTAGGCTGCACCGCTCCACGGATACGCTCTGACCGTGCATCGGCGCGGACGGGCGTGGTGGTTGATGCTTTCGTCTCAGCTTGGAATAGATTAATCGCGCGAGAAATCACGGCGGCGGACTCGGTTGCATTGACGCGCGCCTGATAGGTGGCGTCTTTGGTGGCGAGCCATTTCCGAAACGGGTTACCCGCGTTTGGTTGCTCTTTCGTGATATCGACCGCGCCGACGATAGTGCGCCAGTCCGGATGAGCATCTTCCAGTGCCTCCACTTCGCGAGCGTTGGCGATTTCTGCCGCCAAAGCCTTAAAGTCTGGCGCATCGGCGGAACTGCCGTTGACGCCTGAAAGAGCTTTTTCCAATGCCGTGCGGGTCTGTTGGGCTAACTCGGGAAAATCCTTCTCCATTTCGGCGAAAGCTTCCGGTGTCAGCTTGATCCCGCCCGTTTTGGCAGACTGTAGCCCGTTGACGATCTTTTGCAGGTTGCCAATCGTGCCGAACGCCTTGGACAACTGGGCGTCATAAGAGGCCGTCTTAGCAGCGGCAGCCTTCACTTCTTCCCAATCGCTTTTGGTCAACCGCACGTATTCCGGCTTCGGTGTCGGCTCCGGTCGTGGGGTTTCCGCGACTTCTGCCTTCACTTCGGGGTCCGGGGCCTTGGCTGCTTTTACAACCGTCTCGCCTGTAAATCCTGACGCAAGGTCAGCATCTTCCAAGGCGCTATCGTTAGCGTCGTTTTCCAAGCTCATGTTTGCTCCATCGTGGGCGCCTTACGGTGTCCCATCATCTCCGGTCACTGGCCGGTCGTCCCCAAGGGCGATGATCCCCTTGAGGGTCTTAATCTCACCGCGTAACATTGCGGTTTCCTGTTCTGACTGCGGGGTGTCATTGCGACGCCGCGCCGCTGCCAGTTTATCGTTGAGGTGTCCTTTGATCCGCGCCCACAAGAGCGTAGCCTTTTCATTCTCCGTGAGGATGAAAGGCGGGTCGGGAGCGATCAATGCACGGTTGCCGAGATAGGTTCTGCCGCTATCGGTTCACGGCTTACGGGTTGCCATTCGTCCATTGGTGCCGGGGTTGCTTGTTCCGGTGCGCGCGCGGCTTCAGCCGGTTGCGCCATCGCAGCGGCACCACCGCCAGCCATGAGGCCGGCCGCGATAGTTCCGGGCTGTGCGGTTGTATCAACCACCTTTTCAAGCTGTGCCGGATCAGATGACAGATATACCTTGCCAACTTTACTTTGGCTTCGGTCGCTCATTTTCATCATAAGCGGGCCGAAATCAATGCTGATATTGGGAATCCCATCCTTTTGAGCCGCGCGCATTTTTTCAAGAAAATATTTATCCGCATCCAACGCTTGATAGACGTTGCCATCGAAATAATCGTCAATCATTTTCTGGGGTGTCTTATACCCTAATTCCTTAGCCCATTCCCTTAACTCTGGGACCACATTATGATTGCGGATTGCGCCATTTAATTGAAATTGCTGTGGCGTCCCATATAAAGCCGCATGGTCCTTCTCGCTGGCAGAATAGATATATTGCGGCAATTTCTCAGGGTTTGCGAAATATCCATCGGCAGTCGCCCCCGTCCCGGACATACCTAAATCGAATTTATCGAATTTTGCTGTGGAACCATGCCAAACCCGCACGCCTTTCGGCGCCGAAGTTCCCGCTACCAACGCCTGTCCATACTCCCGCGCCGCATCCGTCCAAGTCTGAGGATCACGCACCGCCGCCATCGTGTCCCGCATATTCTGCGCTATCGCCGGCCCGTTCACGTCCCAAGCATCAGCCAACGTCGGGGCGCGCGACACCACATCCCAACCTTGCGGCATGATCGGCTCGATCTTCTCAGGCGTCCAATCGGCCACTATGCAACCTTCCGAGGCTGGCCATTCTCAACCGTCCATTTTTGCCCGTTGCCGAACGTCGTGACGTGGCCGGGGACAAGATGCGCCAAGGCAGCGGGAGGTATGCTGCCACCGCCTTGTTTGCCGCCACTCGCGCTCTGTGAAAACGACTGCCCATTCGCAGCCCTGCCCGGAACCTGTGTCGGTGACTTTATCTGCCCCGGTGTCTTGACCACCGCTGGCGCCGTCCGGTGCTTATGAAGGGCAACCGCGTTGTTCGCCGCGTTCAAATCTCGCTCAGTTTGCAATTCCATGGCAGTTTTGGCCAACTGCGCCTTTGCAGCGTCAAGGCTGATTTTCTCCCGGTTCGCGTAATCCATCAGCGCCCGGTCGTGCTCCATCTGGATTTGGTGCGCCGCAATCGTCAGTTCGCCTTGCACCCGCTGTTGCTCAATCTGAGCCTTGCCACCCTCCAAAACATGGGCAGCAGCAGCAATCTGCCCCTCGGCCTGCGCTGTCTGTTGGTCCACCTGTTGCTTCATCACGCCCAATTTAAGCTGGGTGTCCGCATTGATCTTGGCGACGGAAATAGCCGGCGCTTCCGGCGGAGGTGCCGCGTCAATCTTGGCTTGTTCCTCATCCGTGTATTTCATGCGGCCCGGGTCAAGTTTCTTGGACCGCAGGAACTCGTCAGACCATTTCTTGGGGTCTATCCCATAGATCGGATTGGCTGCCATCTGCCCCATCTGGGCAATAGTCTGATCCTGAATGGCCCGCTCCACCAGGGCAACGCTGCCGTGAGCGTCAATCTGGAACTCGGCCTTTTCGTCATCCGGCACATCCGGGTCCAACAGCAACCACTCATAGAACTGGCGGACCATCGGCTCCGTTATGTAATCATCGAACGAATACCCAACCGACCGGAGAAGCTGGTTTGCGTTGTTATTCTGCAACTGTGCCGCGCCGAACGTATCCGGGGTTGTCGATCCTGACTGCCCCTGCGAAATCAGCGGAATGGACGTGGTTTCCTCGGCAAACCGCTCGCCCAAGGTGATGATATTCATAAGCTCTTGCGTGACGTTCGGAACCTGGATTGCAGACATGGCCTGCCGAACGTCGGGCGGTCCATCCTCCGTCGAAAACCATATTTTATCCGGCGTTATCGCCCAGCTTCCATCCGCCGGACGAATTGCCATCTGGTTGATAACCAACTGACTGCCTGCCGATTTCCCCGCATTGTTCAATAGCGCCCGAAGCGCCGCATTAACCACCTTTTGAGGTGTCCGCATCTGTTCCGCGATGCCAACCCCGGCCCATTGTTGCGCCCGGCGCTGCCACGGCATGGAATGGTAGGGGAACGCCCCGCTGTCCAGCGGATTGATCGTGGCGCGCACAACGCTGTCATTTATCAGCGTGACCAGCGCATAAACGTTATCCGTTAGATCGTCCGATTGGGGACATCCCGAAGCCGCATCAATCGCCGCCATTTCGTCTTTCGTCAGCGCCCCGTAGAAATACCAAACCTCGAAACGATCTTTGGTTTTGTTCCCCTGATCGCCCCGGTTGTCGGTTTTGTTGATCTTGTTCGGGCCTTCCTCCAACACCTTGTCAATCTGCGACCCGATGTATCCAGGAAGCCGCTTGAGCGCCTTCACCTGACGCCCGGCCATATAGTCCCGCTCAAAGATATAATCCCCGTCGTGGATATTCTCGCCGCACGCCGGGTCAGGGAAAATGTTCCATGGGTCTTTCCACTCGACCACGGGAACAATCGTCTCCTTGATCGTGATCTTAACCCCATCCGGCAGTTTGTTGACCACCGTGGACCGCTTGGACTTCGGCACCGGAGCCTTGACGATCCCCACCCCAATCCGTGCCGCATCGAACAACGTCTTGCGGATTTCGCCCCGGAATTGGCCTTGAACCATCCAATCGTAAACACGTTCCTCCGCCGCCTCAGCGGCTTTGCGAGCAATCTCTATCGCCTCGGTCGCTAAATCCTTGACCCTAAGCGGAACACGGGCCGGCGCTGGCGCGCCCGGTTGTGCCGGCGGGGGTTGTCCATCGTCAGGCGTTGCAGGCCGCGTAAGGGGCACACCAAGCCCGCTATGCACGACTTGGCTTTCGTCGTCCTTTGCCTTTGTCAGTTCCGGCACCGGCATTTCGTGGAAACTGAAAGCCTTACCATCCGCCGGCAGAAGGATTTCCCCCAGCTTCGCCGCGCCCGCGTCCACATACCGAGAGGTTAATCGCAGGTAGACGGTAGACTTATAGTCCGTCTGTGACGGCATCCGGGTCGTTGTGACAGGCCCGCTCAGGGACGACGGCTTATACCATTGCCCAGCAGCAAATTCGTTCCGGTTCGCGTCGTCAATCCCGATATAAGCTTCTTCCGCCTCTTTCCATGTCGCCTCGATGCCTGACGATGCCCGAGCGGCTTTCGCCTCATCGCGCTTTCCAGCAATCTCGATCCCGATAGTGTCCAGAACCGGCGACGTATCGGGTTCTATGTGGGGCGCGATTATGCCCCGCACGTCGTCAGGGAGTATGGATAGCGGATCGGCCATTTAGGCTATTGGTGCCAATACTCGACGTCCAGCGTCGCCGTGGCGGCAGTCTGGATAAACTGACAGGCCGATAATGGGTTGACGACCAGGACAAACCCAGCCGTTCCCACCGCCAAAAGAGACCCCGTGGATGCGGTGGGAGCCGTGCCATCGCAGCGGTATCGGACGGAATTACCTTCGATCGTGATCGTGGCGATTGTCGCACCAGCAGGAACCGTCAATGTGGTCGCTGTCACGACGCCCAACGCTTCCTGAGACCCCGTTATGGGTGCCAACAGCGCCACACCCGCCGGGCAGGGGTGCTGCGGGGATGCCGTCCAACTCGATGCGTTGAAGTCATCGCACGCGATAACCATCGATGCACGGGCTGGCATGGCGAACAACGCCAGCGCGGCGATTAAAAGGAGAGACTTCAACATCCCACTGCCTCCAAGGCGCTTTCAAACTTACACATCAGCCTAACATCCCCATACTCATGTCGGCATTACGAAAGCCGGCGACTACCGGCGCAACGCGATCAGTCTCATTCCTAATCCGGTCCACAATCTCGGCCAAACCGCCAAAGGCATCCGCACCGTGAGACGCGATATCATGGACAGGCCCGGCAGGTTCCTTCGTGTTCCGAGGCACTGACCGGCGGTATGTCTTGAGCCGCTCCATCAGGTATCCCGCGCCCAACCGCCTATCAGGGCGATCCGGCACCGCGTCCCGCTTGGTATTGTCCAGATAGATACGCGGGAACATCATGCGCGCCGCCCGTATGCGGGCCTCGGGATCGGATCGAGGAATATCCCTAACCTTGCACCCCAACGCCATAAGCTGCTGCCTCGCGTTGGTCCCGCTCGTCGGATGGTGCTGCGCCGCGTCATGCGGCAACCAATCGTCACCCCAGCGGTAACGCAACTTGTCCATTGCCGCGAGCAATTCCGTATATGTTATCTGGGAATCTTCCATATAGTTGATGATGGAAAGCGAAGCCGGCGTCGGCTTTTGAACCATGATGACGGTCATCAGGTCGTTCCATCCCAAATCCCATACCCGATGGACCGGCAACCGAGGATCGTATGGCATCGCCCTGATACGTTGTTCCGTCACCATTTCAGTGATTTCGCGCCCGTAGATAGCGCCAACAACCGCAGTCCGGGGTTTGCCTTCCCAGATGTTATCGTAATCATCCTTGGAATAAATTAGATCGTATTGCCGCAACCGCTCTTGTTCCGAGGACCACCATCCGCACGCGACGGCATCGCGCCAGTTCATCTCCTGGACGACTGCGCCTTCCGGCGGGTTGACGATAAACCGTTCCCATACCTCGTCCGTGTCCATACCGGGATTAAACGATACCCAAACCTCGGAGTTCTTCGTTCGGAAGATCGTCGGCAACATTATCTGCCACGACCGCTTTTGAACCGATTGCGCTTCCTCAACCCAGCAGATATCAAAACCCTCATAGGATTTCATGCTGTCAACGGTATGGTCGGCGAGGCCCGTGAACCGGAATAGCGTATCCTTGTAGACGCCCCGGATTGCATTCTCCGTCACCTCGTAATGGCTGTCATACCCAAGCGCGGTAATTTGATCCTGCAATAGTTGGTGGACCGATTCCGTTAGGCTCTTTTGAACCTCACGGGCACACAGGATGCGGAGCGATTGATGAATGCCGAGGGTCAGCAGCGCGCGGGCGAACGACCAGGATTTTAGAGAATTCCGCCCCCCGTGGGCTATCTTGTAGGGGTGCATTTCCATCAAAAACGCGAGTTTGCGGGGTAGGTCTACCCGAACGTCTTTCCACGCTATGTCGGGCGCATCGCTCATGCGGTGGCAGACGGCTCCGCTGGGGCGTCATTGGTGGTTGCCGGCGTGGCCGTTTCCATCGCCGCGTCTGCTTCGGCAATCGACATAGGAGCGGGTTCACTTTCCGGAAGGTTCAACGCCGACAGCACATCGCGCGCAACGTTCAAATCCGCCCAATGGCGGCCCTCGCGGTGACGTTCCAGAACGGCGATGACGGTTTCCAGATTGTTCATAAGATCATCCCAACAGATTGACTGTGACGCGGACGTTTTCCGCCCGCTGCGAATTGTCCTTCTCAAACAGCCCGAGGTGCTTGGCTGCCATCGCCAGCGCCGCGTTTTTATCCCCGAATATCGCCATCATCGAGCCGTCCGATAGCTGGCGCACCCCGGCAATCGCGGCCTTGACGTGGGGCGGTAGCAGGTGGATCGGGATTAACTGACCAGCATCGTCGTAAAGGTCGCCGATATTGGAGAATGCTAACGCGGCAACCTCATGCGCCCAGGCTTCCCCGGTTAATTCGACCTTCGCAGCAACCCGCTTGGCACGCGCCGCGATCATCTCTTTGACATCGGCTCGTTGCATCATGCGGCTGGCGTTGACCCTGATACCCGATCCCGTGTAGCCCGCGTGGCGGGCCGCGTCGGTCGCGTTATGCCCGTTGGTCAGAAATCGCTCAACGAACGGCGCGACTTTGGGGTTGTCTCGCAGTGGACGACTACCGCCCGATTTTTGACCGGGAGGCCGAGGTGCTTTACTCACTGGTTAATCAACCCCGGCTTGACGATCACAACCATCTTTGCCTTGCGCTTCGCCCGCGTCTTGGTCGGTGGCTTGCGCGCGATCATCGCCACCGGAACCTTGCCGATGCGCGGAGGGGGAACGGTGACAGCCATCAGTATTTGGACGACGGCCCGGAAGCCGGGGTTGGCGCGGTCGGGGCATTATATCCGGCCGCAAGCTGATCGTCGGCGCTGCCGGGGGCACCGGCACTCGACGCATCGGCCTGGAGAATGTCCATCGCGGCCTTGAGCGCAGCGCCAACGCTATCGGCGGGCGTGCCCTGCGGAGCAGGAGCGGGGCCACCACCGGCCGGCGCATCGTCGGCATCCGCATCCGGCTCATCCCCGGCATAGACCATATACGATCCGTCGTCCGTCTTGCAGATTGTCACGACGACATCGGACGACATATCGCCCGCCTCGTCGCCACCGCCGGCCATGCCGGGATCAGTCCCGCCGGCCATCGGGTCAGTCGGGGCAGTCGGGGCAGCGGTAGCCATCGGCGCTTGAGCCATGAGGCGGGGTCCAATCGTGAGAGGGGTTGACGCGGCTATCGCATCCTATGTGTTGCCTTGCATGGCTTTGTCGCGTTGTCAAGCATTAGTTCGCTACGCCTCGCTTTGGCCTATGATGCCAACCGTCCGAATCCGCAGATTGTTTGTGTGCGAACGACATGCTTGCCGTTACGGTATAAATCCCGCACGTCTCAAAAAGATTTCCGATGCCGCGCCAGACTACGTATCCCACACCCCCCTTGACACGGAAGAAAATGCAATGAACGCGCTCGCGCGCAATCTCTCTCTATCCATCCGACAGGCTGTAATCAGCCCGCGCTGGACCGATGGTCAGGATTTCAACCACACCCCGCCGAACGGGTGTCGCTGGCCAATAGAACCCCGCCAACCGTGACAGGCCGGCTTCCAACCACGCACATGCGTCCGGATAGGGTTTCCCGACCTCGGTTGCCCAGGTTGCCACCGGAATGCAGTCTATCACGATCCGCACCACGCCTGGGGTAAACGCGCCCATATATGTGATCGCAGCCTCAAGCCGGCGCCGCGCTTCAATCTGGGCGAGCATTGCATCGTGACCGGGCGGTTTGCCTGATTGCCCGCCGTGACCATCCGACATGAGATTGGCAACCCCGGACGTGAGACCGGCGCCCACGTCGGACCAGTCCCGCTGTAGTTCGCGAGCGGCGCGGCGGGCCGATGTTGATAGCTTAAGGGACTTCGCGCCACGATCCGCGATAGGGTCGGATAGTGTTCCGATGGGCGCGGACCGAACGGGTCTACCGTTGACGATATGCACTCTCGCACCGAGTATTATCCGGTTGTTAGCCGACGTTATCGCATTTCGCATGTTTTGCGGTGCCAGATGCTCGTTATTTTGCTCTGTACGTTCAGCCAGCGCCAAAGCTGCGATAACCGCTTGTTTTCGCTTACGTTCTCGCTCGCGTTGTTTGGCGAGGCGCTTCCGTTCGCGGGCTTCTGGCGCCGTCAAACCCGTTCCTCGCGCTCTTTGGCCAGCGCGGCCGCACACGCGACCAACACCCACCCGGCGAGCGATAGACCGTCGTGATCTGCCGACGCTTTCACGGCCGC